AAAGCCGAACTCAATGAACGTGTTAGTCGTCGGCTGCGCGCTGAATGCTGCCGTAACGTCAGCGCTAAGGGTCTGCGTTCCGGTGTTTGGGAACATGGCCCACGTCGCAATGCCAGCAAACGAGCCAGCCGCAGGCGCTGCGGTGTTGCCGCTGTTGGTGGTGAAGTTGCCAACCGTCCACGTTGATGCAATCGTGCCGGCTGCCGACAAGTGCTTGCCGGTGTCCTGCGCGGTGTAGTTGAAGATGTGGTCATCAAGAATCAGGTCTTGGCTGACGCGCTGGCGAAAGTCCACATCAACCTCTGGCGAGGCAAGCCGCACCACGCCCGTAGCGTCTCCTTCGTCGTTTGCCCCGTAATGCTTCATCCCACCGATTCGCTCGGGGTAGTCGGTCGCATTGGTCTCAGGCTGAACGAGAAGTTGCCCGCCTAGCGCCACCTCTGCAAGATTTGAAGTGCCGCGAATGTTTGCGTCGAGTGCCATAGCTGAAACCTTTGTTAATCAACCCAAACCCAGCGCAACGAGAAGCGCCCGGTTAGTTTTTCGTGTGAGCGTGCATAGATCGTGAAACCCGTTGCCGCTGTTGGGGTGCCGCAGGAAAGCGCCGCGAACGTCAGCAAATAGCGGTGATCGCTTGCCGTGTGGTCTAGGCTTGTGTCGTCGCCCATCACAAAGGCTTCAACCTTGCTCGTTGCCAGAATCGCGGCCTGCCCTGTAACCGTCACGCTGGCTTCATTGCTGCCAGGGTGCGCGCCAAAATCAATCGTTGCCGTTCCGGTTGCGCTCATGTCAGGCGCTTTCCAGAATGACGCTCAGGGCGCCGGAGGTAATGGCTGCAACCTCTCCAGCCGTGAGGGTGAAGGAGTAAAGCGTGTCAGTCGCCGTGAGCACTTGAGTCTGAGATCGCACCGCGGCTCCTGCGGTGTTTTTGAGCCGCACGATGACGCTGTTCCCAGTGCTGGATGACGCTCTGAAACTTACCGTCTGAGTCGCCGAGCCCGGATAGGTTGTGTCGCTCAGGGCTAGCTCACAAGTCGCGCCAAGGGTCGTTGCGACGATGTAATCCGCAGGGTTCGGCGTTACTTCGTCCAGCATGGCGTAAAGCTCAGTGCCGGTGCTTGGAGTCCATCCGCTGTTGCTGGTGTCGCTCGCAGGACGGCCAATCGCAGAGGCTGCATTGACCGTAAGCACTGCCGCCGTGGTCGTGGCCGTGCCGCCTGTGTTGCTGAACACAGCGCGGAACTGGTCTCCGTTGTTGGCAATGCCGCCCGTTACGGTTGTCGTCGGGGCGTAGGTGGCGCTCGTTGCGCCTGAGACTGGAGACCAAGAGCCGCCGCCATTGGTGGAACGCTCCCATTGCACCGTAGGAGTCGGAGTGCCCGTTGCCGATGCGACAAACGAAGCAGCCGCACCCGAGCTAACCGTTTGGCTGTTCGGGTTGGTCGTGATGACAGGCGAGCCAAACTCGCCCACCGCTGCCGTGTAGATCGGCTCGGCTGGGATCTGCGTGACGCCAGCCGAGCCGGGCAACGTGATGTCTGCCGACATGGGCACAACGCGCCCCACTGCCGTATCACCGCCTGCAAACGTCAGCGTGCTCGTTCCAGCCGGGCCGGTTGCTGCAACGCTGGTTGTGATGACGAGATCGTTTGCGCCGCCGCCATAGGCAACGCCAGTGATCGTCATTGCGCTGCCGTTGTCGCTGATCGCCCAAGGCTGCGTGGCGTGGCTCAGTCCGGTCTTCAGCGCCCGGTCAAAGGTAACGGTTAGCTCTGTGCGGGCAAGGTTCCAAACCGCAGAGGACAAGCGAGGGCCGCGACCGCCGCTGCCGCCGTACAATGAGGCTTTGAGCGCAACCCACCAGCGATTTGCCACCGCTTGCAAAGCTGCATCGCTCTGAGGGTGCACGCCATCCGCATAGTCAAGCTCAATCAGGCAAGGGCCGGGCAACACGTTGGCGTTGTCGTTCGTCGCCTCAATGATTGCGCCGCGCAGGTTGTTAAGCGCTGCGACTCGATCGGGCGGGCTGCCGGTGCTTACTTCGCCAAAGATGCCCAAATGCAGCTTCGGAGCGCTGACAACATCAGCGGCCAAGTTTGCTGCGAGCGTGTCGATTGCTGCGTTGTACGTGGCCTTGCTCAGTGTGGTCGCGTTCACCACGGCATTGGGGCCAAGGTGCATCAGCACCCCGCGAACACTGGCAACGGTCGAATTCGTTACTTGTGTGGTGAGCTGGCCGTAACTGCTGTTCGGCTTGGCCCATTGGTTGTTGGAGCCCGCAACGTCAGTTGAGCCAGTGCCGACGCTGATGAACGCAACAGGCACGGACTGATCGTCCATGATGCGACGCGCCAAGATGGGCCAATGCGACCCGATGCTTGTGCCGGTGTCAACCGCGTCATTGCCGATCTTCCAGAGGTTGTCCTGACGGAAGCAAGCCGCATTGATCGAGCCGCCGAAGTTCTGCGCATTGGTGCCGCGCCCTTCGCTGATCGAGTCGCCGCCCACCACGAACACATCGCCAATGCCCACGTTTGCGACCGTGGCAGATTCTGCGATGGTGACCTTCTTGCGCACAGTGAGCGTGCCCATGCCCTGCGCTTGGCCGGTCAGCGTGCCGCTAAATGAGCCTGGGGCAACTGCGGTTGCGATGGTGACGTAAGCGCCACCGTTGAAGCTGGCTTCAATGTCTTCAGTCGAGCCGCTCACCGAGCCGGTGATTTGAATGCTGCCGGTGGTGCCGCTGCGCTGGTGAACCTCAAACGCTGCCGGCGTGGAGATGGTCAGGCTTCCGCCTGCGGGTGCAGCCTTGAAGATGGCAGGAACGCAAACACCCGCAGCGCTGTTCGTCCACGTTGCGAACTGCTGAGAAATCGGTACTTGCGTGGCCGTCGTCTGGATTTTGTAGCCGACGACGGAACCGTAATTCGTGCCGCCGACACCTGAAGTCCACTGGTCAATCGTCCAGCCGTTCGCGCCTGTGACGCCTGTAATGGTCGGGGTCGTAAGGCCCGCACCCATCAAGACAATGCAGTTATCTTCTGGCGGGGTAAACGCTGCGCCGAAGGATGCCGCCGTGCCGCTCGCAATGTCAGTGCCGCCAGGGCTGCTGTAAGCCGCAGTCGTGGCAACGCCGGCCAGGGCATAGACAACGCACGAAGAAACAGTGCTGCCGCCGCCGATGGTGACGGTGTGACTTCCTCCAACAGTGGCGTACAGGCAGTAGTACCACCGACCCGCCACGGTGTTTGTCCGTGGCGTCTCGGCGGTGTAGGTATTGCCTTGGTTGTCAGTGACCGTTGGCGAGCCGCCATAGGCCAGCCAAACCGCGATGCAGTTGGCTCCGGTCGAGTTAAACGCAGGCGTGGTGCCGCCAGTGCTGCCGGCTACTTTCTGCGTTGCAATTACGGTGATCGGCATTTAGAAGCCCTCGCCGTTCATGCTCATTTCGTCGGGCTCGTCTTCATCGGCAATCTCGCCTTGATACACCGCGCCACTCGGGGCAACGATGCTCATGCGCTTGCGGGACTTGGCGGGCTTGTTCTGAGACAGCGCGGCGGCGATTGCGTCGGCCAGCATCAGCATTTGGTCGGGCTTTTGCTCCGGCTCGGCCTCTGGCTCGGTCAAGTCTTCTTCGACTTCGCCAGATAGCGACAGGGGAACGTCCAACTTCTTCGCCATGAGTTGGATTGCGCCGGCCAGCTCTGCAACGTCCTTCTTCGCATCGGCGTTGATTTCCGCGATGTATCGCTGAGTCTCTTGCTGAGAGTGCGCGATCTGGAGCTTTGTCTCTGCGTCCAATCGCTTCGCGTCCATGCCGGACTTGGCCTCTTGCAAAGCGCCTTGAAGCTGCTCAATCTCTTGCGCGGCCTGCTGCAAGACTTGTTGCACTTGCGGAGGCATTGCGCCTTGCTGGCCTTCGCCTTCTTCCTTGTCCTGTAGCTCAGGAGGAAGCATCTTCTTAAAGCGCTCGCTCAGTTCGTCAGCCCCCGGCCAGTCGAGGTTGCGAACCAAGATATCCGCGCCGGCCATCCAGACTTGCGGGTTAGCTTGGGCAAGCTGCATCATCCCCTCGGCTGCTTCGGCTCGCTTGCTGGTGAAGCTTGGGCCGGTGCTTATCGTTACGTCATAGCGCCCGACAGTCAGGTCATTGAGGACTGCGTAAATCGCGCCTTCCTTGGTGGCTTTCTGCTCCACGTTCGGAGCGTTCACCTCAACCATGTCCATCTTGTCGTCCTCGCCCAAGATACGCACCACTCGCTGGGTGTCATAGATGCGAGGAATCATCTGAACGATGCATCGGCCTGCGTGCTTGATCGTGCGCGCCAGGTTGTCTGCGAAGTGGAAATTAGCGGTGTCGCCTTCGCGCTGGCGTGCGTTGATTGCGCGGCCTGATGTCTCATTGCCCTGAGCCCCTAGGGACGCATCAAAGATGCCTGTTGTGGCCTTGATGTTGTCGCTGGCGTGCATTGCCATCGCCAGAACGCCAGTGGGCACATCGGCCATCTGCTGACGTTGTGGAGCGGGAGCCATCACGCCATCAACCGTGATCGGGTCATATTCAAGGAACGAGAACGAGCGCTGATTCGCTGCTTTCCAGTCCTTCTTGCTGGTATCGAACTGGCCGACTGCCCCGATGAATGGGGCCTTGGGTCGGAGGCTCACCTCTTCGGTGGCGCTCGTCATCCAGAAGTTGTACATCCGCTGCGGGTCGCGGGCAAAGCGCACCATGCCATTGCGACGGATGCGCCCGTTTACTAACTGCTCGTCACCGTAGACAGGGAAGACCGGGATGTAAGAGCAAACAAGCTCGGTTGTCTCCAGCACATCGGCAGCGGTGATCTTGAACCACTGAACCACGCGCTTCTCGCTCTGGCGTTCCTTGACGACAATCGCGCCCTCTGGCACTTGGTCTTTCCAAACGCTGGTGCCGTCTTCCAATCGGCACAGAATCGCAGGCGTGGTCTTGACGCGGTAGTACTCAGCAACGCGCACGGTCTCTTCGCTGATCCAGACTAGCGCCTGATCCCCTGCGCCCGTGGTCAGCGCTGCGGCTGTGTTCGCTTCGGCCTTTGGGTACTGCGCCTTGAACTCAGCGCGGGTCATGATGTCGGAGATGAAAGCGAACCGCGCATCACTTCCGTCAGGCTCGACAGAGAACGGGTCAAAGTACACCGTGAACGGGTTTTGAACGCGCTTGAACTTGATCTCTTGGTCGAAGCTCTCTTCGTCGCAATACTCAGTGATGAGCCGGAAGAATCCGCGCCCGCCGATGGTTGCGTGACTGACCGCCGTGTCATAGGCTGAATCGGCGTTTGAGTTGTACTCGATGTACCGAATCATCCCCTGCTCGACTTCGGCCACTTCCACATCTGCGCCTGAGTCCACTGGATGGACTTTGATGCTTGGCCGGTTCATGCGCTGCTCGTTCACAACTTGGTGCACAAACGCGGGCAGCTTGTTGATCGTGAGGCAGGGCCGGCGTTCGACTTGGCGCAAGTTGCGCATGTCGTCGGGCCATTGCTCGCCAGCCAAGAAGCGGAAGTCTTCCTGCGCCTCGCGTCGGTCGTCAGCCTCGGCAATGACGCACATGGCGAGCCTGTCCCGAGCCTCTTTAAGGAGGTCTGCGGCGGCTTGGCCTTTGAGTGTTTCGGTCATTGATTAGCTGGCCGCACCATGATGCGCGGCGAATCTTGAATGGTTTTGAATCCGTGTCTTGAGTACCAAGACGACAAAGCGGCAAGGTCTAGCGGCTCATCGTCGAAAGGCTCCACCACAACCAACAAGGCCATGTGGTTCAGGTCGGCCTCGGTGATGACCTTGGCAAGCAAAGCAGAAGCGGCGCCATGTCCACGACTTGCAGAGTCCACCAGCACCCCGGAAAGCTCGCGCACCTTGCCGCGCAGATGAGTTGGCACAGCTTGCGAATAGCCCACCTTGAGCTTGGCCGGGCCTTCTTTGCGCATGCCTTGTTTCATCCGAGCCATCCTCCGGCGCTGCCGTATTCGTCGTCAGGTTCTGGGTCAGGCTCGCGCAGCTTCGGAGGCTTCACAAACTCCAGCCCTCGGCCAATCAAGCCCATTACGTCTACAGCGTCGTCATGCTTGCCAGCCGGGAACCGCATCATTTGGCCCACAACGTCAGACTTCCATGCGGCTTGGGCCGGGAAGAACACCTTGCCCATGCTTGCGAGGGCTTGAATGCTTCGCGCCCGGCTCGGCTTGTCTGCAATGCTTGCGACCCACTCCAAACGGCAATGGGCTTTGCGCTCATTCATGCGCCGGAGTAGGAACGGCTCAATGGATCGGCGAATCACGCCAGACTCACCAAACCAGCAAAGCGGCTTGTGCTTAACGATCAAGTCGCACTGCCGCTCGATCCACACATCCGAAGCAGTCTGGCCGCGCCACCAGTCCAACACGTAGACATTGCCCATTGCATCGAGCCCGAAGACTCCATGCTCTGTGTAATCGCCGCCGCCCTCAGTCACCGCGAAGTCACTGGCACCGTAAACGTGCAAAAGCTCGGGGGCTTTGTCGTACTCGCTGAACCATTCAGCCTTGAAGTAGTCCCCAACGTCTGCGGCTGGCTGCTGCTGATAAAGCGCATTCCATGCCCGCATGTCCATCTTTGCCACGTTCACCATGTCATCTGTGAACCACTCGGGCCAAAGACGCTCGCCTGTTGCGCGGCCTAGCGGGTCGTTTGGCAGGGCTTCCATGGCAATCTCTAGCAGCGTCCAGCGGTTGCGCTCACGCTCCAGAATGCGCCCGCCTAGGTCGTCCTCATGCCATCGAGTCATCACGACAATCTGACGAGCGCCAGGCTTCAAGCGGGTCAGGAGGTCGTTCGTGTACCACTCCCAAGCCTTTTGCCTGCTTCGCTCGCTGTCTGCGTCTTCCCGGCTCTTTACCGGGTCGTCAATCACTGCGAGGTCAGCGCGCCGGCCTGTAATCGACCCACCAACACCAGCCGCGAAGTACTCGCCGCCCTTGCTTGTGTCCCATCGGCCCGCGCTGGCTGAGTCCTCTGCAACTGACACGCCAAACACGCGGTCAAACTCTGCGCTGCTGACGATGTTGCGCACCCTGCGGCCAAACCGCTCTGCCAGCTCTTGCGTATGACTGGCTGCAATGACCGAGAGCTTGGGATTGCGGCCTAAGAACCACGCGGGAAACTCCACGCTGGTGTAAGTGCTCTTTGCGCTGCCCGGAGGCATGCAAACCATCAAGCGCTCAATCTCGCCGCGCTCTACAGCCTCTAGGTGCTCAATCAGCAGCTTGTGATGATGAGCGGGGGCGTAGCCGGCTTGGCGGTACTCAATGCACGCCGGGAGACTGACCCGGGCTTTCCTGCGCGCCATCTCCTGGAGGAATTCCCGCTCCAATAAGGGCGCGGACAGCTTCAAGTCCAGCGGCAAGTTCGTCATCTGTTAGTCCATCCAGCGACGTGCGCTTTATCTCCACTTCCTTGGGCAGCAGTGAGGCAATGACCTTGAGGTATTGGTCTGGCTTCTCTGCGCGGACTGTTGCGATGACTTCAACGCCGTGGCTCTCAAAGTCTTCGGCAAGCGCTTTAACGAAGACCTCGCCTAGCTTGTTGCGCGAGCCTTTGGGCCGCCCTGCTGGGTTTGCGACTTCGCCCTTCTTGAACGGAATGCCGCGCTGTTTCGGCGCATTTGTATTTGCAGACATACATGCCTTTCGGCTTCATGCCGCTGCCCGGCAAGTGGTGAGGGGAGCCCGGAGCAATCGGCCTTGCCGAAAAGGGTTAAGGCGGTTTGTGTGCCGATGCTCGCGGGCGAAAACGAAAAAGCCCGCCTGAATCGCTCCAGCGGGCCTTGTGTGATTTGGGCATGCTTGCGCCCACCTCGCTATTTAACACCAATCAGTTGAAGTGTGCAAGCGTTGAAGCGTAAAAACTTTTCGATCTATGGCGCGGCGGGCTTGGCTGCTTTCTGCCGTTTCTGCTTGAGCTTGTCTGCTAGCTCTTGAATCTTGGGCCAGTCGTCATCATGGGCGTACACCTCCCGGCGTTTAAGGCCCATCTCTGCGCGCTCTTGGCGCAGCTTCTCGACTCGTTCGCTTGCGGTCTTTGCGCTCATGGCTTATCCAAACTTTCGAAGGCGGTCGAAGCAGTCAGTTTTTTCTTTGCCTTCTTCCCGAAGCTTTTGTGCGACTGGGTGCGGCCCGTCAACCCACCCAGTAGGCCGCAAGTTGTCGTCGTAGCCCATGTGTCGATGCCTGCCATCTAGGCTCCGCTGCTCCATAACCCAGCCCCAGGGGTTGTAGGCTGAATCCTGCCAGAAGGCGGGCCAACGGGGCAGCTTTCGCCAGCCAGCAGGGCTTGCGGGGCTCTGCAAAAGGGCTTGCGCCCCTTGCTTAGAGTCCGTAGTCATTTACCACCCCGTCAATGATGATGGTGCAACCGGGGCACTTCTCGCGCCACTCGGTCACGCTGAAGCAGGACATGCGACGGGGGGCGCCGTTGTTGAAACGAACGATAAGGTGGGAGCCTTTTTGTTGAACGGTGATGGTGTACATGCTGTTGCTCCGGGTGTTGTGTTGCGATGGGTGGACTATGCCCATCGTTTCCGGAAACGTCAACAACTTTCGCAACTATTTTTCACCATCACATTACCCCCGCACCGACAAGCCGAGCCACGATCAAAACCCGCGCCTTAGCCTCTACCTCTTTCCTCTGCTCCACCGGCACCCTTGGCGAAGTCCAAACCGCATAGCCGCAGCACAGAGACCGGGCGAGGGCATGAATGCACGACCTGTACGGATCGGCCAGTTCGCTAACCTGAAACTCAACAACCCGCATGGTTGCGCTTTCTAGATCGCTGTCTAGCGCCCCGTTTGCGTCGTCGTACTGGCGGCTTGTCTTGTAGTCACCGCAAACGAGCGACTTAGGCGCATAGCCCCGAGAGATTGGCCGGCTGCTTGCCCAATGGTGCCAACGGCTCAAAAGGTCGTCTAGGGCGGCGTTAGGGCTTAGGCGGTCATTCATTGGCGGCCTTTTTCAGTTCGTTTGCTTTGGCTTGGTACTCAGCCTTGATGGCTCGCAGCCCTTCCCGCGTCCACTTGGTCACTTCGTTGTTGCGCTCTATGGCTTCGACTCGCTCGATACCAATGCGCGAAACAAGGCCAATTCGGTAATCAACCGCTCGGCCAGCTCCGTATCGGTTGCAGTCGGCCCGCTGGGCGTGGCAGTTGTCTTCGTGAAAACGAAGGTAACTTGCGCTCCCTGTGCTTCTCCAATGGCCAGCATCGACGGCCCCTCCGAGCTTTCCCCATTCAAGAGGCTTGCCGCAACAGATGCAGGAATGGCCTGCTCGCTGGTCGCGCAATCGGATAAAAGCATTGAAGGCAAATTGCGCCTCTTTGATGAGTTGGGGGATAGTCTTCAAAGCCTCACGCTTGGCCTTGTCTGCCTTGCGCTCTTGCTTGGCCTTGCCCTCTGCCACCTTTGCCGCGTAGGCATGGGCACAGAGCGGGCCGCAGGCAATCTGCATCGGGCGAACCGGGATAAACGGAGTCCGGCAAACCTTGCACTTCTTCGCCTTGATCGTTAGCCGTGCTGTTTCCGGGTCTTTGCGTACTAGCGGGGAGCGCTTCAAGCCTGCCATCTGCACCCCTTGCACTTGGGGTCGTTCGGTGCGTCTAGCGTGTGCTGACACTCCCGGCTCATGTAAACCGGGGTGCGCTTGAGCACAGGCATGCGGGATGGCTCGCCTTTTTCCCCGGGGACATAGCGCCATCCGTCTTGCACGATGAGATGCGAGCGGAGGGGCTGGCGGTTGTGACAGCCGTAGGTCATGCGGCCACCTTTATTTCTGCGTTTGCCATCTCGCAGAAGATGCCGCACTGAATCTTTGGCTCGTCTTCATAGCGCCCAACGCCAGTCGGGAGTTCGTCAAGAAATATTCGCTCTTCGTTAACGCGAGTCAGCCGGCAACCCAATCGCCGGGACTGCTCTGCGCGCTGTTGAAAAACAACCGGGAAGTCGCGGCGAACTTTGTTCCAGTAACCCGCGCCGGAAGCCTTGACGCACCCGATGCAGTTGTTGTGCCCATAGCCCAGGCGGTACATAACCGGCATCTGAATGCCAGCCGTTTCAATCATTGAAAGGCAATCGGCGTGCTCGATTCCGCGCTCAATCAGCGGCGATACGGCGGCGATGTTGTTAGCGTCAAGGAATGAATCCCACCGCTCCTGCTCTTCTGCGGTGTAGCCAAAAACGTGCGTGTCTGTCGGCCTCTCGAACGCAACCCGAACATCCTTCTTGAGAAGCATCGTGCAAGGTGCGCCATGCGGGAAGCTCATGCCTTTGCGCTTGTCAAAAACACTGACGATGCTGCTCCCCCACTTCTCGCTTTTGAGATTAACGATTGATTGCCCAAACCATGCTTCGCAGTCGGCGGCAAACCTGTCGTTATCGGGGTGCTCCTCGTCAATCAGGCACCGAGCAATGACAATCTCACGCCCCGAAAATTGACTTAGTGCGAGCTTTGTTGCGACTGCGCTGGCTGCGCCGCATGAAAACCAACAAACGACGCGGCTCATGCGGCCACCTCATCAGGTACGTCACGACCCAAGCTGGTGCGGCTCCACTTCACCCCGCGCTCATCTCCAAACGCATGGGCCAGGGTGATTAAGTCGCCCATCTCGCCCACGGTCATGCGGCTAGTGGGCTGGCCGAGCATCACGAACCCGCCTTCTATGCCCTGGGCTACGCGCTGGTGCTTCTTCAAGCCTGCGGAGAGGATGTGCTTCCACTCATCAGGCGCGAGCTTTTGCAGCTTGCCGTCTACCGGCCATTGCACTTGTTCGGCTAGGTCGCCAAGGATGGCCCACATCATGCGGTTCTGCGCGGTGCTGCGGGTCTCGGGCTTGATTTCAAAGCTGAACCGATGCCCGGCAAACACGAACGGCTTAACCCGCTTCCATGCGTTTGTAAAGGCTTGATTGGCCTGCGATGGCTCAAACAGTACGGTGCTGAATCGCAGACTCATAGGCTCACCGCTTCCACGCCCTGAGCAATCAACCGCTCCACTTCCTTCTGGGTCGTGACGAACGCCTCTTCCACTTGCTTCTGGGTCAGCAGTTTTAGAGCTTGGTCATAAAGCGAGATAACCGCCCGCATTGCCTCAATGCCTACACCGTCCAGCCTGAGAGCTTTGCCTGCCTTGTATCGCTCCTGCGCCGCCTTCATGGCCTCATTGGCTTTGCCGGTGTAGCCCAAGGCTTCGGCGGGCAGCATCTTGAGCTTGGCGGCCATCGTCTCGGTGACGTTCACAATATCGGCGAGGTCTCTCCAAGCCTCCTTGTCGCCGCCGAGCTTGCTCTTGGTCATTGCGTCCAGAGCCGTGTAAGCGCGCAAAACCAATTGGTTTCTGGCCTCTGCGCTGATGGGCTGCATGAATCGCAGGGGGTTTGGGTGCCATGCCCGGGGCTGGTGCTTTTTCATGCTGCCCACTCCCAAACGGTTTCAGGCGTGCCCTTGAATCCCTCGCGGCTTCTCAAGCCCCCTCGCTGAATCAGTCCCTCGGCTTCCATCTCGTTCAGGTAGCCATAAACCGCCGCCTGCCCTACCCCGATGAGCTTGGCAAGCTCGCTGCAAGTGCGGGGGGCTTTCGTCAGCAACTGAACCGCTGCAAAGCAGTTGCGGTAATTGCTCATTTGCCGGCCTCCTTGCTGGCTGCGGCAATCGTTAAAGAGCTTCCGCAAGGGCAATGCCAATAAAACCTCTCGTCCTGTTCTCGAAGCTGGATGTAAGTTGCAACTCGCTCCGCAGGTTTTGCCGCTTCTGGGGCGGGCGCTGCGGCAATCGCAGCTAGTGCGTAGGCTTGCATCTGTTCGGCGGTGAACAGGGGCCGCCCATCAGGAGTTGCGTAGGGCCTTGGGTACTGGTACGCACTAGGAAGCGGCGGCAGCTTGTCGGCGCTCATGCCGCCACCCTTGCCGCCACGGTCGCGGGCTGGAACGGGTACTGACCTGGGGGCAATGCGCCGAAGCAAGCGGGAGCCTCTGAAACCTCATACCTGCCCGGAGGCTGTTTGTGCACGTAGTGCCGGCTCGGGTCGCACCATGTCTCAGAGACGATGTGCGATTGATTGGCCGACTGGGTGCCGCCGCTGCCGAACACTGAGCGGGCAATGGCGTTTGATCGTGCAATCTCTTGGGACAAGCTCATGCGGCGGCGCTTCAGCCTTGCCTCTCTGCGAGCAAGTGCCGGGGCAATGTGCGCAGCGAAGGATGCGTTCATGTCCGCCTCAGAGACTGCCAGCCCAAATTGCAGGGCTGACCGATTGCCCGAGCGGGCTTGAATCCGGCTCTCTGCGCGGAGCATGGCGCACCGTTTCGTTACTGATGCGAGGGAAACGCCAAGCACTGAGGCTAACGCGGCGTAGGTGATGCCCTTTGGCCCTGCCGCTTCGATGGCTTCGACGGTCAGGGCTTGGCTTTTGACTTGATAGGCTGCTTTTGGCATTGGTTTCTCCTTGTTCAAAGTTCGGTGCTGTTGTTGCGCGCCGTGAAGTCGCTGACGCGCTCTGTGGACTCTTGCCATTGCTGCGTTGAAGCGTGAAAGCGCAGAACTGCCGCCCCCTTGCTACCGCTGCGGTTCTTTGCAACCTCAATGCCGACGCGCCGCGAGTCGTCGCCCATTTGTTCCTCAGCCAGAGGCCAAAGAAACCAAACCGCATCGGCGTCTTGTTCAATCTCGCCCGAGTCGCGGAGGTCGCTCAATTGCGGCCTCTTGCCTGCTCGCTTTTCCACTTCTCGATTGAGTTGTGAGAGGGCAACCACGGCAATGCCAAGCTCTTTGGCAAGCGCCTTGAGGCCCCGGCTGATCTCGCCCACTTGAGCCGTGCGGCTTTCCTTCGTGAGCTGGCTAGAGCACAGTTGCAGGTAATCGACGACCAAGAGCTTTAAGCCCTTCGTGCTGCGAGCCTTGGCCCGAATGTCAAGGAGCGTTTGCGCCGGCTTGTCGTCCAGCCACAAGGGCAAGCCCGCCAAAGACTGCACGCCCTCGGTAAGCCTGCGCCAGTCGTCATCCGATAGCCGCCCGGTTCCAATCGCGTTACCCGCCACCCGCGAAGCGTTCGACATGGCCCGGTCGGTTAGCTCGTCGGCTGGCATTTCTTGCGAGATGAACAAGGCCGGCAAACGGTCGGCTGCGAACCCCATCGCCAAGTCCATTGCAAAGCTACTTTTGCCAACGCCAGGACGCGCCGCCAAAATAATGAGCGAGCCGGGCCTTAAACCGCCCCGCATTGATTTATTCAAGAACGGATGAGGGGTAGCCCACCCCGGCGTTGTGGAGCCCTCTGCAAGCTCGTTAATCGCGTCAAGCCTTTGGGCCAGCAAGTCGCCGATGGCCTTGGGCTCCGATGCGCTGCGGCGTTCCAGCTTGCCGAAGATCGCGCCGATGGCGTCAAGTTTTTCGGTCGGGCCGGCTTCGCCCTCTGCTACGTCTTGGGCGTCTTGCGCCGCTTGGCGAATTGCGCGCTGCATCGCCGATACCCTGACGATTTCGGCATAGCGGATTGCAGCCTTGGCGCTTGGCACTGCGGAGACAAGCGCACCGAGGTAGGCCAAGTGTTCATCCTCGCCAGTTCCCAACGCGGCGTAAACCGTGATCGGGTCGGCTGGCTTGTTTGCCACGATGAGGCCAGCGATAGCCGCCCAAATGCGCCGATGGAAACCGTCTGCGAAGTCGCTCGCTTGCAGCACTGCGCCTACTCGGTCGAAAACATCGGCGTCCAGCATCAATGCACCGAGTACGGATTGCTCTGCTTCACGGCTCATGCTGCGGCCTCGATTCGTTCAATCACGGCTTTAAGCCCCTTGTCCGTCATGAGAAATTCAAGGTCTGCTTTCCAGCCCTCATGCCCTTTGCCGGGGCTTTGCCCGGTGAGCCATGCGCTAGCCGATGCCCTGCCGAAGAAGGCAACGAACCAAGCAATCGCCTCATCGCCTGTGCTGGCTCGGGGCGTTCCGTCGCTCTTTGTGCTGTTGAGCACCCATGCCCACCGCTTGCGCATCAGCCCTTTGCGCTTCTCGTCCATGAGCCGGACTTTTGGCAGCATGGGCAATTGCTGGTGATAGGCCGAAACGATGGCATCGAAGGGGCATGGGACTTGTGCCCGGCCCTTTGGCGTCGGCTCTGACGACGAGGATGAAGCGTTAGCTTCAGCCGATAAAACTACTTCTGAACGTAGTGAAGAAGTATGTGAAGGTGAAGGTGTTTCGTTTTGCTTAGCTTTTGCTAAAGCATCAGGAAACCTATTGGTTTCGTCTTGCTTTGCTTTTGCTGGCCTTCCGCCTTTCTTCCCGCTTTCCCTTCTGGCATCGGAAAGGTTCTGCGCCTTCTCAAGCTCTTGAGTGATCCGCTTGTGAAACAGAGCCCCATCCTTGGCCTCGAAGAAGCGGCGCAAAGCCCCGGAGTTCTTGCGCCACTCAGAAGCAGATAACTTGGCCGCCGATGAAAGCGCCTCGTCGTCATCAGGCAATGAGCCGCCAGACTTCCAGCAAGCCAGCATCAGGAGCAAGTACGCGCCATGCTGCACCGTGGTCAAAAGCATGGTGTCGGCCAAGT